TTATATCAGAAAACGTCTTATTATGGAAGTGTAATTAAGTTGGTGCATATGGGAGGATTCACCCTCTGCGTCAAGGCTGATGCTTACCGCACCGGGGATGGCTTTCGGTTTTGCATAGGTAAAAGACGCCACGCCGTCCGTGGCCGTTTCCGTCATCCTGGCAGCGTGGACATTTTTCAGATTATATTTGACTTTGTTTCCCATAAAAATTTACCTCCTGTTAATGTTGGGAGTTTGCCAAAGGCAAACTCAGATGGCGACAAAACAAACTCCGGTTTATTCAGGGTTTAAGTCGCCATTGCCTCCGATTTCAAATTGGTAAAGGACTTCATACAGTTTTTCGGATTCAATCCACACTTCGGATTTCTCATAAAAAATGCCATGCCCGTCAAGCACATCCTCCACTTTCTGTTCCGCCGATAAGTCCTTACAGTCGGTGTACAGTTCAATATTTACTTCGCTTGCCTTAAAATACACCCTGCCGTCCGCAGAGAAATTGTCACTACCTGGGAGCAGGTAGCAGATGAAGGGCGGTTCTGCTGCCTCACCCTCCGCAAAATGGTCGTAAGCGAAAGGCAGGCGTATTTCCTCAAGCATCTGAATGATCTCATCCATTTCTAAGACTCCTCTCAATCTCTGCCTCAAGCTGACGGATGCCCGTTTCCTCCGTAGGGGCGATATGGCTTTTTCCCGCAACCCTGCCGCCGTTCCGCTTGGCATGGCCGTGTTCCAGAAGATGGGCAAGCTGATATTTATTCCTTGAATACACTGTGACCTCCAGTGCATTGGCAGTTTTCTTCGTATTCTTCACCGCCCAGCTTTTTGAATAAGCTCCCGTATCTTTCGGGGCATTTGCCCCGATTTCCTTTTTTACGGTATTTCCTGCCTTGCGGACGGCTTTCTTCATGCCCTCTGCGGAAACATCCGCATAATCATTCAGATACTCCATCACGGTATCCGCCAGTGCGTCTATAGAAATCCTCCTGCCCATATCAGCGCCTCACTTTCTGGCATTTCAGCTTGACTGATCTCTTTTTGAAATTCTTATGGTCAATGCCAAGGATGTTATAAATCTCTCCGCTATAAATCACACGGTAGCCTGTGGAATCAATAGCAGAAACAGACTTGCAATAACGGACGGTAAAATCAATCTTTGAATTGTCCACAACCGTTCCTGCATCTGTGTTTTCATTTGGCGACTCACCGCTGGCGGTGGCATGGCAGGAATAATAATCCGTCCATTCGTTTTTGTGGTTACCGATTTTGTCCACCACCACCGTGTTTTTCTGTATCACTATTTTTACATTCAAAAGCGCAATCTCCATCAGAACTTACTCCTCCTGACTCCCTCAAGCAGGGAACGCAGGGACAGGGTAAGGGCATGGTGGTCTGCATCCTCCCGGTGTTCATAAAGATATGCCACCGCATACATCACGGCAATCTTCGCTGTCTGTGTTTCGGAAAATTCCTCTGCGGAAAGCCTTGCGATATCCGCACACAGGCTTTCCGCAGAGTGCAGGGCGTTTGTAATGAAGCCGTCATCGTCCTCAAAATCCACACGCAGGTACTGTTTCATCTCTTCCAAAGACACAACCATATATCCCACCACCTCACAGTGTTATTTGAAAAAAATTATGCTTTCGCCGCTTTTGCAGCCGCCTTTATCTTTAAAATCTGCACCGCTTCAGAAAGCACCAGCTTGCCGTCCACACGCTCTTTTGCCACAAAGCCGATCATGCCGTTGCCTGCAAACAATTCTGTGAGCTGTTTGAAGGAACGTGTCCCTCTGTCGCCAATGTTGTAATATTTATAATCGCCGAAAGCAATGGCATCTGTCGGAGCATAAGGGAAGTGTACACTTCATATCCAAGTAGTCGGTCAGGCTCTCCCTGGGTGAGTGCAGGCTGCCACATATATGCACCGTTATTGTCCTTGAACGTGCGGATCTGTGCCACCGTCTTATCGTTCATGATGAACCTTGCATTCTTTCTGTAAGGACGCTTGAGGGTATATACCAGATTGATAACATCATCTGCCGCCAGAGCCTCCACTGTATCTGCAACCGTCCCGCCGCCTTTCGCCGCAAACAGTCCCAAAGGCTGCCCTGTGCCTGTGCCGTTGAGGAAAGCGTCCTCTTCAGCATTGGAGAGTGCCTTTCCAAACTGTGCAATGATATAGCTTTCCAGGCCGAAAGCGTTATCATAGAGCAGTTCCTCGGTCACCTTGATAGCCACATGGAGCTTGTGTGCATCAAGCAGAATCTGGTCAAAAGTTGCATCGCCAAAAGTCAGTGCGCCGCCTTCTTCAATCCATGCAGCGGCAGGCTTGGTGGCTGCGATATTGATTTTATGGTCACCGCTTGTAGTGATTTTCGTACCCAGCTTACGCATGATGTTTTCTTCCTCAAGCACATCAATCAGGCGGCTGTCGTATTCCTCCGGCACAAGGTAACCGCCGTCCGCATCCACGCCTTCCTGCAGGACATTGGACACCTGCTTGAAATTGCTGCGGAGCGCCGCCAGCATCCCCTCACGGTATTCATCGGAGGCCCTGCCTGTCTTAGCCTTTGCACCGCCGCCTGTCTGCTGCGGGTTTGTCAGGATAGGCGTGTTGACAGGCCTGTTAAGCTCGTTTTCCATCGCCTCCATCTGCTCCATACGCTCAATCTCAGCACTGTAGTCCTTAATTTTCTGCTCCATTTTTGCATAGGCTTCGGCATCCTCCTTTGAGAGCAGGCCGTCCTTGTCACGCTTGCTCTCGACAAAAGCCTTTGCACCCTGCCACGCTTTGTTTCTTGCTTCCCTTAATTCCTGAATCGTCATAATAGAATTACCTCCAGTTTTTGATTAAATCCAGCCGTTCCATCAGGGAGTCGGCTGTGGTCTTTGGTTCCTGCTTTTGAATCCTGCATTTCTTTGATAGTTTATCCATCAGAGAATTTGTTACTGCGGCACGGGAATAGGTCATGCCGGCTTTTGGGATTTCCATATCCTCTGTTGTATTTCTCTGCATGATCTCATCTGCAAAGCCATACTCAACAGCCGAGTTTGCATCCATCCAGGTTTCCGCATCCATCAGCTTTGACAACTTTTTATGGTCAAGCCCCGTTTTAATCTCATAGGCATTGATGATGCTTTCCTTGACCTCGTCAAGCATTGCGATGGCTTTCTGCATTTCTGCAGAATCACCCCAGGCAATGGTAGCGGGATTATGGATCATCATCATGGAAACGGGGGACACAAGCACGGTATCTCCCGCCATTGCGATAACAGAAGCAGCGCTCGCCGCTATGCCGTCAATCTTCACAGTGACTTTTCCGGCATAATTTGAGAGCATATTATAAATCTGTGCCGCTGCCACGCAGTCACCGCCTGGGGAGTTGATCCAGACGGTAATGTCACCGTTTCCTGCGTTCAGTTCCTCTTTGAAAAGCTGTGGGGTGACATCATCGTCAAACCAGCTTTCCTCTGCAATCGTGCCGTTCAGTTCAAGCACCCTCTCTGTGGTTTCCCCGTCTGTTCCGCTGTCCTGAACCACCTGGTTCTTCCAGTTCCAGAACTTCTTCATTTTGGTTTTCCTCCTTCCCATAGGCCGCCCCTGACATGGAGAGCGGCATCATATTTCCATTGATAAGGTACAGGTCACCGCCATCCTCCGCAGGGATGCGGTCGAGGTTCTCAAGCTCACGGATGTCATTCGCCGACATCCAGCCATTCTGCCTTGCCGTAGCGTAGCCCTGCATACGGCTCTGATAATCCCCGCGGAGCAGTCCGTCAACATTGAACTTGATAAAATATTTTGATTTATCATCCTGCGGGATCAGCGACCTCTGCATGGCCTGTTCCCAGCGGACGAGCCACGGCTCAAGGGTGTATTTCACAAACTCCAGGCTCTGCTGCTCAATATTAGAAAAGCTCGACTTCTCAAGGTCGCCCACCATATGGGGCGGCACCCTGAAAATCCTGGCTATCTCATTGATCTGGAATTTTCTTGTTTCCAAAAACTGTGCTTCGTTCGGTGAAATGGAAATTGGTGTATACTTCATCCCTTCTTCCAAAACGGCGATTTTGTGGGCATTGGAACTTCCGCCAAATCCTGCGTTCCAGCTTTCACGCACTTTATCAGGCTCCTTCACCGTCCCCGGATATTCCAGTATGCCGCTTGGGGTAGCCCCGTTTGCATAAAACTTACTGCCGTATTCCTCGGCGGCGATGGCAAGACCGATTGCATTTTTCGCCATAGCAATAGGGGAATAGCCGACCAACCCGTCAAAGCCAAGCCCAGGGATATGCAGCACATCGTAAGGGGAGAGCCTCACCGTGCCGTCCTTCAGCGTTTTTGCATCGTCACTGCTGACCATATATTCATAATACAGCCGCCCTTTTTCATCACGGTTCACCGTCATCCTGTCGGGCATCAGCGGGTACAGCCCCATGACTTCGCCTTTGCCGTTGCGGATAATCTGCGAATAGGCATTGCCCCACAAAAGCAGGTGCGTCATAAGCGTTTCACGGAACACGAAGGAAGTCATCTCCGTGTTAGGCTCATCATGCAGCAAAAAATACAGCGGATTTTCAACCGCTTTTTCCTTGCTGCTCTTATCGGTATATTGGTAGAGGTGCAGCGGCAAGCCTGCCACCGCCTCAGACAATATCCTTACGCAGGAATACACCGCCGTCATCTGCATGGCGGAGCGTTCATTGACACGCTTGCCCGATGTTGAACTGCCCATGAAAAAACGGTAGGCAGAACCGCTTGTGCTGTTCCTGGGTGCGTCCCTTGAACGAAACAGACTGTTTAAAAATCCCATATGCTACCAACCCCTTCCTAAAAAAACTGCATAAAGAAAGCACCTACCATTTCTGATAGATGCTTGTAAAAAATTAAAATTCAGTTGTTTGTTCCAATTGTCGCCTTATGTCCCGCCCTCCATAGATAATACGGACGATATTTATAACGCCTGTTTCTTTCTTTGGCAGATAAAATACAAGATAGTTATCTACGGGAAAATATCTTAAATTCTGCGACTTCCACGGTTCTTCCTCATAGACTTTATATCTTTCAGGCATATTATCAAGCGTTCTGACAGCTTTCATTATCCTGTCAGACTGACGGCCCGCTGTATCGGGAACAAGCAATTCAAAAGCCAAATATTCATAAATCGCTTTTAAGTCCTCCCTTGCGTGTCGGGTATAATTTATCTTCCAACTCATATGCCGTGCAACCTGTGCATTTCTTCTTCTACTTCATCAGCTGAATACACCCTGCCATTTTCTATATCAGCCATTCCTTTTGCAAGCTCTGCGTCAAGCTGTTCTTTGGTAAGTTCACCCATAGCAAGTGGCTTTTTTACAGGAAGTTTCATTTCAAACGGAATGCCTCTTTGGATCACCACCTGCCTTAAAAACATACCGACAGCATTTGACATTGGAATCCCAAGCTGGTTCAATATGGTTTCAGCCTGCTCTTTTACTTCGGGTTCAACTCTTGCGAATACATTTGATGTTCTTGCCATATCAATCGCCTCCTGTATATATTATAAGCGATTTGCTTGCATATTGCAAGCCATCAGATGAATTTTCATCAAAATTTCATTTTACAAAAACAAAATCCCCCTGTGGTCATACACGCTTTCCGTCACGACATTTCCACAGCGGATAGCCCTGTCAAGTCCCATGATAGTGGCAACAGCCCCGTCAATCTTTTCTGTGGATTTTTCCTTATCCGCCTTGATGTTGCCTGCAGGGTCGGTTCTGATGAAGATATTGTCCATCATCCAGCGCAGGACGGGATGCCCGCCGTGTGCAATTTTCTGTTCAAGCACCAGCTTCATAAGCTCCTTTGTGGGCGGCGACATATCCTTAAATCCCTGCCCGAACGGAACAACGGTAAATCCCATATTTTCGAGGTTCTGTACCATCTGCACGGCGCCCCAGCGGTCGAAGGCGATCTCACGGATATTGAAACGCTCTCCGAGCCGTTCAATGAATTTTTCTATATAGCCGTAATGCACCACATTGCCCTCCGTGGTCTGCAAAAATCCCTGCCGTTCCCAGACATCATAAGGCACATGGTCACGGCGCACCCGCAGCTCAAGCGTATCTTCGGGTATCCAGAAATACGGCAGGATCATATATTTATCATCTTCGTCCAATGGCGGAAACACCAGGACAAAAGCCGTGATATCGGTAGTGGAGGATAAGTCAAGACCACCGTAACACACACGCCCTTCCAGGTCATCTTCCCGGACGGGGAATGCACAGCCGTCCCATTTGTCCATCGGCATCCAGCGGACAGCCTGCTTCACCCACTGGTTCAGACGGAGCTGCCTGAATGAATTTTCCTCGCCGGGATTCTGCTTTGCCGATTCACAGGCGGCTTTGACTTTGTCAATCCCGACCGTAATGCCGAGGGAGGGATTTGCTTTTTTCCACACCTTTGGGTCAGTCCAGTCGTCACCCTCATCCGCACCGTAAATCACGGGATAAAACGTCGGGTCAATCTTTCTGCCCTCTAAAATATCCTTTGCTTTCTGGTGTGTTTCATAGCAGATGCTGTTGGTATCCGTACCCGCCGTAGTGATCAGGAAGTAGAGCGGCTGCATCCTGGCATCGCCCGAACCTTTGGTCATTACATCAAATAATTTTCTGTTCGGCTGTGTATGCAGCTCATCAAACACAACACCGTGGATATTGAAGCCGTGCTTGGAATAAGCCTCTGCCGAAAGCACCTGGTAAAAGGAGTTTGTCGGCAGATACACGATCCTTTTCTGCGAAGCAAGGATTTTGACACGCTTATTTAATGCAGGACACATCCGCACCATATCCGCCGCCACATCAAAAACAATGGTTGCCTGCTGGCGGTCAGCGGCACAGCCGTAAACCTCGGCACGTTCCTCACCATCGCCACAGCAAAGCAGGAGTGCGACAGCAGCAGCAAGCTCCGATTTCCCCATTTTCTTTGGTATCTCCACATACGCCGTATTAAACTGCCGGTAGCCGTCTGGTTTCAGCGTACCGAATAAATCCCTGATTATCTGCTCCTGCCAGTCGATCAGTTCAAAGGGCTTTCCCGCCCATGTGCCTTTGGTATGGCAGAGGCTTTCTATGAACATCACGGCAAAGTCGGCGGCACCCTTATCATAGCGGCTGTCCTTTGTCTTGAATTTTGTCGGCCTGTATTTTTTCAGCTTCCGCAAACTCCCACCTCCATTTGGCCATAAAAAATGACCTGCCAATAGCAGGCCGAAATCTGTCTGTATGGGATACAGAGCCTTGCGGCTCCGCACCCTGGAATATCCTTTTTCTTATTTTGCAGCCTGCTCCATGCACCATGCGATGGCGTGGCCGTTGTCAGGAAATGTCTGTCCTGCACTGCCGATGTGATTTAATCGGCATTCGATATCGCCAAGCCCTGTTTCTTCCGGCGTTTCCACAAACTCGTAAATATCGGCTGTGAACCCGCCCTTGTAACAGGCATCCGTAACCAGTACATGATCTCCAAATTTCAATACGCTGCCGTAAGTGGCGCTGACCTTCATCTGCAGTTTTTCCATCGTAGTAAAATCTTTCACCGCTGTTTCCTCCGTTCTTGGTATTTTCCCATGCCTTTATCCGATGCTGAAAAGGTAGCCGTGTGCCTTCTCATATTCATCGGAGCCGAATGCCTTATGCGGGCTGTTGATCTCCACCAGCCCCTCCAGGTTGCAGCCGTTCTGTGTGAAAAGCCATGCAGTGTCAACCGCACCGCTCCAGCCGGAGGAAAAGGTGAAATGGCTGATACCGTTCTCCCGCAAGGCTCCGATCATGCCGACCACATCCTTATCCCAGACCACCTCGTGGAAATCAATGTATTCATTCCCGCAGTCACGCGCCTCTTCGTAAAGGCGGTAAATCCGGATGCTGCTTTCACCCGCCGTGCTGATGCCGTCCATCAGTAAATTGTAAGCGTCCCTTGCGGCCTGCATCCCTGCTTCGTCCTCTGCGGCCTTTGCCGCATTGTACTGCTTTTTCAGTTCCTGCACCTGCGTGTATGTTTCTGCAAAAATATTATTTTTCATGGTGTGTGCCTCCGTTTTTTGTTTTTTCCCTTTCGGTAGTACACATATTATCGTCAGCCGAGAGATATAGCAATACGATCACTACACAATCATCCTGCCTTAAATTTGTGTACTTTACGGCTGCATGGAACGGTGTATCGTTTCCAGAATCTGCTCCTGCTCGTCGGCTTTTACGCCAATGCTCTCAAGCGCCTCACGTGTTCCGCAATCGGGACAGATGAGGGTTTTGCTGTCTGCCCTCGAAAGAGCAGGCACACCGCTGTATATCTTCCCGCAGCGTGGGCAGATCTTAATCCTTATCTCATTATGCTTCATGGCAGTTCCTCCTGCTGTTCTCCACAGCTTTCAATAAAACTTCTTCATCAAATCCAAAATCACGGTATCCCTCAAGGCAGGTGCGGACATAATAACCGCTCGGCACACCGTGCGGTCTGTCCTCATGCATGATGTAGACATAAACCCTGCGGTTTCGGATTTTCCCTGTCCGTATGCCCCTGATGGGCAGTTTCATCTCTGCCTTGTAATAAAAGGCAGGGAATCCCTCGTAGCGGTCGAGAGCCTCTTCATCCTCCGCTGTAGTTTCCCACACGGCAACGGGAACGCTTTCACCTGTCTTTGGTTCAACGGTAAGGTAAGAACCTGTCTTGCTGCCCTTGAAAAGCAGTTCATAATCCGGTATCTCAGCCGTGCCGATGATCCTTGCCGACGGGCATCTCATTTTCATCTGCCTGATGTTCAGGTTGCTTCCGTAAGCGATATAATATCTTTTTTCCATAATGGTATCCGTCCTTTCCGAAGGGTGCGGGTCGCCAGTGGCGACCTCTGCCGAAGGCAGAAGCACCAACCGGGCCGGGAGGCGGGACTCACCCTTCTACCACCTTAAGACCGCTGAATGCGGTCAGACTGTTTTCAACAGCCAGAAGGTGGCAGGAGGCTAACCCCTGCGGTCCCTTCAAGCGGCCCTGCCGTTTCTGAAAGCGGTGTCGCCTGCAAGCCTTTTTGTCAGAATCTCCCTTGCCGTTTTGAACTCGTCGCCGATAAATCCGAGCCTTAAAAGCCATGTCCTCATTGCGTATTTCGGATTCTCTTTCTGCTGTTCCTTCGGCGATGCCGTCCTCACTTCCTTTGCCATCTGGCTGAGTGCGAGGCAGAGCTGAATATAGGCTTTTAATTGTCCTGCATGGAGGCCGTTTTTCCTGCCGTCCGCAGGTGCGTCAAATTGGAATAATCTGAATTCGATTGTCCCGTGTGTAAAGGTAGCGTGGTAGTTGAGCATATGGTATCTGCTGTCATTGTAGTGGTGCGTCCTGCCGTAGTTTGCCCCGTTGGAGGTGTACCAGATGTCCGCAAGCTGCGCCATTGTCTTTGGCTTTTTCTTGTTGAGCTGCTCTAAAAATACTGGTTCAACCGTCCTGCAGTAGCGGTTCATCCTGCCCCTGTCGAGGTTCAATGCGTCTGCTAAAAGACTTTCGTGGCTTGCCATGATGTTTGCAAGATTTCTTAATGTTTGTGTAGTGTGTCCGTTTGCACCGATATGGCAGTGGATTCCGCAGCCCCTCGTGGCATCACTCTTTGCTCCTGCGTGTCTGAGATGTCTGATCAGTTCCTGCAGAAGCTCCATGTCTGCGTAGGTGAGTATCGGCGTCACCAGCTCGCACTTTTCGCTGTCCGGCCCCGTAATGCTGACATCCTTCTGGAATTTCCATTCCCTGCCGTCTGCGTCCCAGGCTGACCATGTGCTGTAGCCGTTCCTGCCTGCCGTGTTTTCATATCTTCCTGTGCCGAAGAACTTAGCCGCAATCCTTGCCGCCTTATCCCTTGCAATGTTATTCATCTCAACCTCGACCCCGATGGTCTGCTTTTTCATTTCCTCAACCTGTCTTAAAACTTTATCATTCATGGTGTGTACCTCCGCTTTTTCTTTGTTTTCCCTTTCGGTGTACACATATTAGCGTCTGTCCCCAAATATAGCAATACGATTACTACACAATCATTCCTGCAATATCTTGTGTATATTTGTGACGGATACACCTAAATCCTGCGTATTTCGTCCTCACCAAAGATCACATGGAGATGGCTGCCATTGTCCCACGCAACCATGACCGAAGCCGTGTCATCAACGCCTGTTACGGTCCCTTTCGTACCAATCGGAGGAGCCTGGCAGTCGTCCATTTTCAGAAGTTCCACCCTTGTGCCGGCAGGATACTTTTTACGCACCTGTTCCACGATTTCCTTACTTGGAAATTTCATCTGCATCGACCTCCTTTTTTGCACCGCTTTTAAATGCACTGCTGCCTTTCAGGTTTCTCAGCAGGATTTTCCTGTCTGCCTTGTACTCCTCCCCGATAAATCCCAGGCGGAGCAGGAAGCATCGGAAAGCGTATTTTTCATTGTCCACGGCTTTTTTTGTTGCCGTGATGCGTTTCTGCTCTTTGCTCATTTTGCAGAGGGCAGATATAAAATTAGTGCAGGCTCTTGCTGTATCGCTGTCCGTTTCTGAAAACCAGGGGAAGGAAATCTTCTTTTCACCGACTTCAACCGGCAGACCATCAATGCCGAACGCCTTTTTAATCAGGCTACCTTTAGCTTCAAGCAGTTTCTTAAGGTTATCAATATTTGCTGACTCAATCGGCATTGCCACCGTAAGCCCCACATTTTCGCCCTGTGGGGCAGTATCCGTTTCTGCCGTATCATTTGCCGCCGTTTCTTTCGGTGCGTCTGCGGCGGCTTCCTGCCCCTTTCCGACAAAGCCCCTTTCTGCAAGCTGCCTTAACAGATTTTCAATCTCCCCGCTGTCAGCCCTGTCATCAAACTCCACCGTGCCGTTTTTATCAATGCGGAAATAATCCACCTCGTAAGCCGCCGTCGGCATTCCGAGATATTTCGGCCGGACTTCCAAAATCTCACCCATCGCTGTGACGAGCGCCCTGCGGCCTGCCCCTGTTACATGAAACTCAATCCTCATCGTGATTACCTCCTTCGTTTTTCGGTACTACATATATCCCTCTAAACCGCAGAAATAGCAAGTGTTTTTACAGAAAAAAAGTCACAATAAAAAGTCAGGGAACTGTGAGTAGTACACAATCCCGGAAAGCACAAAATATGCATTCCCTAAAAAGATCCCGTTCCCCCACATTTTATACTCGGCACTATCGGAATGCGGGTTTTTCAGCCATTTGATAATCTGCTTATCGGTCTTTGGCTTTGAGGAAGTCCCCATGATTTTGCGATGAGTTTCAAAAACCTCCCTCCAGAATTCCAGATCTTCATCCGTTGGATTTTCAATTCCCAGATCCGCACACCACCAGTCTGGGAAGCCCTGCAGCCTTGCACATTCGGTCGGAGTTAATCTGCGGACAATATAGTGCGGTTCGGTGATTTCTTCCTTTGCCACGCAGGGCGGGTCTTTGTAATCGGTAGCCACCAGCGTGTTTGCCAGTTCTTTCTCTGCGATAGTGTGATGGGAATTTTTGCTTGTGCAGTAGACAGGATGTGCCACCGCAGACGGACCCTGTGCATTGAGCGTAGGATTTACCCCATCTGTTTTTATTCCGAGATTTCTTGCAAAATTCTGTCCACAATTAAAAGTTTCACGGTCAATGGCATAGACCACTGCGTGTTTGTCGGTAGCATTTAAAGTAAAAGACACATCTTCGTTTATGCCGCTGCCCTGGGGGCCATTTTCATCTTTTCTTCCAATCATGGAACCCTGCAGGGCAACAACTGCCATCCCGCCCTGGTTGCACGATGGATTGCCGCCGTTGGCATCAGGCGTCCTTGCCATCTCAGCCTCATAAAATCCGCTGTGCGGGTTATCCGACTTCATGGAGTTGCTGTCTTTGGAACAGATGCCATATACGACAGCGACACCGCCCTGATTAGAATCGGGAGCGTTGCCGCCCGTGTCAATCGTCCTCGCCGTTTCTGTTTCATAGCAGTTCTGACGGGCATTTTTTGTTCCTTCGGAAGTAAAACGCACATCATAGCACTTTGGTCTTTCCACAACAAACGGCTGGTTATTGCCGCCCGTTCCGTAGGTTGAAGATACAGTGGGAGCAGTTTCAAGCGGTCCGCGGTAACGTGTGTCCTGGCTGTGGTTCTCAAACATCACCGCAGCAGGAACAGTGCCAGCACGGAGTGTCGGGGCAGTTTCTTCTTCATAACCGATACCCCTCGCTTTCGCCGAATGCTCCGTGCAAAAGCCTGCCGATTCCATAACACAGGGCGGATGATGGGATTCTGCTCTCAATGTGCAGGTCACATCTTCCGTCACATCCATTCTGTTTCCGCCCTGGTCGTTCAGACACAGCCTGCCTGCCGTTCCAGCGCCTTCTTTAAGATTGGCGGCAGCTCCTTGCCACGACTTGAAGCCCTGCGGAGTATACCCAGACACGCCTTCTGACTCAAATAATATTTTTCCGGCACACCCGCCTGCAAAATCTGCGACAAGGTAGATGCGTTTCCTTCTCTGGGGGACTCCCCAAAACTGTGCGTCGAACACCCGCCATGCGACGGAGAAACCGTCTCCCAGGATTTCACCTGCATTCTGCCATTTTGCAGATTCAGGGACATACACACAGGGGTCTTTGACTTTGCAGATTTCTTCGAGGACGGCTTTGAAGTCTTTCCCTTTGTTTGATGAGAATGCCCCAGGGACGTTTTCCCACACCACAAATCTTGGATACCTGCCATCTGTCTTACACCTCATTTCTTTTACGATACGCACTGCCTGGTAGAATAAATTACTGCGTGAACCGCCAAGCCCCTCACGTTTTCCCGCAATGGACATATCCTGGCAGGGCGAACCGAAAGTGATGATATCAACGGGCGGAAGCTTTGCACCGTCAAGTGTGGAAACATCGCCGTAATGCTCCACCTGCGGCAGCCTTTTGGTTGTCACACGGATAGGGAAAGGCTCAATTTCCGATGCCCATAAAGGGGTGATCCCAGAAATCAAGCCTCCCAGCGGGAATCCGCCGCTGCCGTCAAACAGACTCCCAAGTGTTAAATTCTTATTCTCCATCCACACTGACCTCCAGCTCATCAAACTTTATGGTCTGGCCGTCACGGACAACATACACATCATCTGTTTTTCCGTCTTTTAACTGGATATACCTCCTGACCGCAACATCAACAAACTTAGGTTCCAGTTCTACGCCATAACAGATACGGTCCAGCTGTTCGCAGGCAACGAGTGTTGACGCAGAGCCAAGAAATCCGTCAAGAACCAGACCGTTAGTCTGTGTACACTGCTTAACAAGATAAGCAATCAGCGGCACAGGTTTGCTTGACGGGTGGCCACAGCCATCCTCCCTGCTGTTCTTGATCCTGTCAAACTCAAATACAGTTTTCTGCTTCTGGTCGCCATACCAGATGTGCCTGCCATCTTTTCTCCAGCCCCAGATAATCGGCTCATGGATATATTTCCAATCGGTTCTTGTAAGCACAAGCCTGTCTTTTTTCCATACAAGGCCCGCACCAACTTTAAAACCCGCATCTTCGTATGCGTCATGAAATACACGGGCTTTTGCCGTAGCATAAAACACATAAATTGATGCGTCTTTCGCCATAGCGGCATGGAACTGTTCAAATGCTGATTTCAGAAATTTATATCCGTCCTCATCATTCAAATCATCATTTTTGATTTTTCCCGATGTGCTTTCAAGATTTACAAGGTATGGGGGATCTGTGCAGACAAGGTTGACTTTTGTATCACCGAGCAGCCTTTCATAAGTCCCTGCTTTCGTGCTGTCGCCACAGATAACTTTGTGTTTTCCGAGAACCCATATATCTCCATCACGGGTGACGGGCGGCTTTTCCAGTTCTGCATCCACATCAAAACCATCATCTTTCACTTCACTGTCTGTTTCAAACAAATCTGCGATCTCGCTTTCGTCAAATCCCGTCAGACCGACATCAAAGGACTCCGCCTGCAAAGCCTCAATCTCTACCCTCAGAAGTTCTTCATCCCAGCCTGCGTCCATTGCCATGCGGTTGTCGGCTAAGATATATGCTTTTTTCTGGGCTTCAGTAAGATAATCCGCAAACACACACGGCACTTCCGAAATGCCCTCTGCTTTTGCTGCCTCAATCCTGCCGTGGCCAGCTATGACGTTATAATCACGGTCAATAATGACGGGATTGATAAAGCCGAATTCACGCAGGGATGAGCGGAGTTTATTTATTTGTCCGGCTGAATGCGTCCTCGCATTGTTCACATACGGTATCAATTTCTCTGTAGATATGAGCTGCATTTCCGTTGTCGTTTTCAATTATCCGCACCTCCTGTCCAGCAGCTTATATAGGCCCTTCTCCGCACCCCTGATGTCCCCGGCAAACGCCTGGCCCTTGATGGTGCGGTACTGCTGCCTGGTAAGATTTTTCTTATTGGCATTCAAAGTGTCCATGAATGCCGCCAAACCTGTTTTTGGTTTCATATCAGTTTCCTTTCCTCGCCCTCAAGAGCCGCTCCATCACATCATCCTGCGGCGTGTTTCCTGAAAACTCCACCGAGCAGTTCTCCTTGACGATCTGGTATATCTGCATCCAGCAGTAATTGGTCTGTTTCATGTAAGACTGGCTCATGGAGACATAAGGGGAAGCGATAGCCGCCCCTGTGGTCGGATGTTTCGCAAGAAATCCTGTGGAGGAAACAATCTCTTCACACTGAATCCAGCGGGACACGCTCATGGCATACTGCTCCACCATCTGGACAGTGACCAGTTTGTCACAGTTCCTTGCTTTCAGCCAGTTATAGGTTTCACGGTAGACTTCCTCCGCCACCAGCTCACGGCCGCTTTTCTGTGGGGATTTCAAGAAGTCTTTCACAGGCGGCACATCTACTCCTTCAAGAGTGGCCGGCTCCATCAGGACTTCTGCGAAACGTCCCTCACTGATTTTTTCCGTGAGCGCCTTTGGCTTCCTGCCTGCGCCCGGCCTTGCGCCGCCGCGGTTACTGCCGTCCTTTGCCACTGTTTCCACCCCCGTTTCTTTGATTTCCTTTGAAAAAATGCCACAGAAATCAAACGCCGCAGCATACGAAAACCATATTAAATACTGGAAAATTCAAGGGGTTAATACCCCGTTTGATTTCCGCTTTTTATGCGTGTGACCCCGGCACCGTTGCCCTGCCGTTTCCATTTTAGGGATTTTGGCCGCCCCTGGGGTCAGTGCCACCTGTCACCGCGCTCTGCATGAATCCTTGAATGGCAGGATTTACAAAGAGAAATTAAATTGCTCCTGTCATGCGTCCCACCTTCGGACAATGGCTTCTTATGGTGTACTTCCTCGACAGGCACAAGAATCCCTTTCCCATAGCACTGCTCACAGAACGGGTGCGTCTTTACATAACTGTCACGGATTCGTTTCCATGCACGCCCGTACCTACGGCGTACAGCAGGGTCCCTGCCATACTTCTCGTAGCGTTTGTTCATAAGCTTCGTGTGTTCCTCACAGAACCGCCCGTCTGTATGTTTCGGACAGCCGGGATAAGAACACGGCCGCTTTGGTTTCCTCGGCATCAGCTCCACCTCCTTTTTGCATAAAGAAAGCCACCCACAGGATTTCTCCCATGAATGGCCTGGTGCTTTACGCAATTTTCTATGATACTATCATACTACTTTTCCCTGTGCCAAACTACGGCAAAGTGTGCCAACCTTAATCCGGCACGGAAAAATTTTTCAAAGCCGATGCATGGATGCGGTGGACAGTACGGTTTGAAACGTGGAGCCTTTCTCCAATCTCCTCCCAGGTGCAGTTATTAAGATAGCGGTAGGTCAGAAGCAGACGCTCCTCACGGTCGCTGACCTTTTCCACCGAACCGCTGACCTGCTTTTTCAAAACCACCAGCTGACAAAGTTCTTTGTGTATTTTCTGCTCCATCTCTATGATGTCGCTGAGATATTTTACAAAGGGCGGTTCCGTGTTCCTGCTGCACTGTACACGCTCGCCGAAGTTTGAACCTGATATCCTGCCCGCCAGCTCACGCAGGTGTTCCAGCTCCTCCGTATCGGAGTCTATCAGTTCATTCAGCCTGTATGCCTGCATCAGATATTCTTTCGCTGTCATAAGCCACCTCCGAATTAAAAATCCCCTCGGATTGACTCTGGTTGTCATTGATTGTCATAGATTGGCTTTTACCGCATCTATCAAGGCGGACTGCGAGGTGTCTTTTAATTCCAGCGCTTTCATGATCCGCTCGTCAATGGTTCCCTTTGTGATGATGTGCTGCACCACCACAGTTTCCGATTCCTGTCCCTGCCGCCACAGCCTTGCCACCGTCTGCTGGTACAGTTCCAAAGACCATGTAAGCCCGAACCATACCAGCGCCGAACCTCCGCTCTGGAGATTCAGCCCGTGTCCCGCACTGGCAGGGTGTATCAAAGCAACGGGAAGCTCTCCGCTGTTCCAACGCCTGATGCTTGCTGTGGTATCCAGCTTTGAAAACGGGATATGCAGGGAGTTAAGCCGTTTGGAAATCCTCTCCAGGTCATGCCTGAACCAGTAAGCCACCAGAAGCGGCCTGCCGTTCATGCTCTCAATAATATCTTCAAGTGCATCCAGCTTTCGGTTGTGTATTTCTATGACTTCCTGCTTATCGTTGTATATTGCTCCGTTTGCCATCTGACTCAGCTTTCCTGAAAGGGAGGCGGCATTGGCGGCGGTGATCTCTCCGTCTGTTAGTTCCAGCACCAGGTCTGATTTCAGGCTGTCATACTTATCTCTCTCTTTATCCGAAAGCTGTACTTCATACCCACTGCTGATTAACTTTGGCATCTGCAGATGGTCGGTGGATTTCATGGAGATTGTGATATCGGAGATTTTATCGTATATCTGCTTTTCCGCTCCCGGCAGGGGCTTGTAGGAAAATATTATCTGCCCGTTCCGTTTGTCTGGCTGGAAGTAGGCGGTGCGGTACTGACCGATAAACCTTCCAAGTCGTTCTCCCATATCCAGCAGACGGAACTCTGCGAATAAATCCATCAGCCCATTGCTTGAAGGTGTCCCTGTAAGTCCCACGATGCGTTTTACTTTTGGCCTTACTTTCATCAATGCTTTAAACCTCTTTGTCTGGTGGTTCTTGAAAGAGGACAGCTCATCAATCACCACCATGTCAAAATCAAAGGGGATACCGCTCTCAGCAATCAGCCACTGCACATTTTCACGGTTGATGATATAAATATCAGCCTCTGCTTTCAATGCCGCAATCCGTTCTGCCGCCATACCGACTGCCACACTGTATTTCAATTCTTTTAAGTGGTCCCACTTTTCGATTTCAGCACTCCATGTATTTCTTGCCACCCGCAGAGGGGCTAAAATTAATATTTTATGAACCTCAAAGCTGTCAAACAGCAGACTGGCAAGTGCGGTCAGCGTAATGCTCGTTTTGCCAAGCCCCATATCCAAAAGGACTGCTGCAACCGGGTGGGATTCAATATATCCGACTGCATATTTTTGATAATCATGTGGACTGTATTTCATCGATCATCCCTCCAATCTGCGATTCTTCATCCAGCACATACACTCTGAATCCTAACCGCCGTAACAGCCTGTGCCTTGCTAACTGCAGGGGGCGCGGCTTTTCCACCGGAGCTTTTACCTCCACAAACGCCATCTTCCCACCAGGGAGAAGTGCCAATCTGTCAGGCACCCCATCAAAACCGGGCGATGTGAACTTAAGTGCCAGACCTCCAACGGCCTTAACAGCCGCCACAAAGTTCTGCTCTATGGTTTTCTCTTTCATGCAATAACCTCCAAACCCTTATATTTTCAAGTGTTCCAGCCTTTAGGGTGCAGGTCGGTGCAAGTCGTACCTAAAACCTCTCTATAGGTGATTTTTTACTGAAAAAACTGCCCTAAAGGGGGTTTATACCAAGACCTGCACCGACCTGCACCTTTCCAGTAAACACGGGGATTTTCAGTCTTCAAATTCTTCTTCCTTTATCCTCAGCCCATACGCAATAATGCCTGCCTTCGACTTTTTTCTTGAAAACCCTGCAGACTCAAGCGCATTATAAAAATCGGCGGTGCTTCTGGTATACTCACCCGTCCTCATACAGTAGCTGCGGTATTCCTGGTATAAAACACCAGACTTCTCCCTGTATGTTTTATCAGTTTCGCAGCACTCACCCAGGAAATGCCCAAGCCAGTCATTGTCCTCACGGTATGATTTGATGGCATCCTCCACGCAGGCAGGGCAGGGAATGTGGAAGTTTCGGCTGATCACTTTTTTCGCACCATCAATGATCCATGCCATGACAGCCGAGGCAGCTTCCGACACGAGGAAATCAGCATAATTCTTCACATCCCCGGCACCTTCTATTTTGGCATGGAACGGTATCACAATCAAACGCCTCCACGTCCCCGGATCATTTGCTCCCACCCTCGGCAGGTGGTTGGTATACAGCACAAGGGTATGGCTCGGCGTAAAGCTGAATGGGTCCTTATACTTCTTCTCCGCAAAAATCTCATCCGTGGAACACATCTGTTTGACCACAGCCGTGTTCAGGCGCATCCCTTCTTCCAGTTCTGCGGCAATGATGAGACGCTTTCCTTTCGCCTCGGCAAGTTCCGGCTTTACATTCCTCTTGCATCCGACCGTGAGGGTATCGGAGGACATATTGCCGCTGTAAGTTCCAAGCACACGGGCTATGGTGTTCCAGAACGTGGATTTGCCGTTCCTGCCCTCACCGTAGGCAATGACCAGCGATTCCATATAGACGCGCCCCACCGCCGCCATGCCCACGATCTGCTGTACATAATCAATCAACTCTGCATCACCACAGAAAATAGTGTTGAGCGAATCCTGCCACAGATTGTCTCCTTCACTTCCTGGAGCTGCAGCTGTAATCTTCGTGATATAATCCTCTGAGCTGTGGTCACGCCTGCCTTCCAGGCCATCGGGAAGATAATAAGTGCCGTCCGGCGTGTTCAGCAGGAAGCCATCTTTATCCAGATCGGACACACTGATCTCCAGCATAGGCTTTGCCGCCTGCAGAGCCGACACAATATATTTCATATCCCTGCGTTTCATCACAAACGCCTTGTATGCCAGTGCAGTTTTATATGCAAGATAAGCGTCCGTCTGGCTGCTGCTTATCTTCTTTTCCAGAGCCTTGCCGCCCGACACAATGTCATCCTCCGAAATGCCCATATCCAAAAGTGCCTGGCGTGTGCGTGACACCTCGTCTTTTGCATCCTCAAGCTGAAGGTCTAAAAATTCCTCTGCCGCACCCACCGCCTGCTGTTTGGATTCCACCCAGTACTGCCCGCAGAAACGCAGATAATCGGTTGCCGCTGTGTATCTCAGTTCACCGCCGTATTCCCTTGCCAGCACCTTTGCCTGGCCGATGTCAGAATAATCCCCAGGCTTTAAGGTTTCCCTTGCAAATTCATCGTTGTATTCGTCCGGAGCGACATAGCCGTCCTGGTTTTTCACCTTTTCCGCAAAGCGGCAGGCACTCTGCCATATCATAGACAGTTCCGCGTCTTCAAGAGGAGGGCGGCATTTATCCGCCTCCTTCATAAAAATTTCATGAGCCTTTTCCGTTGCACCATAACGCTTCACCACTCGGCCTGCAAAATGGGACATGGTGGCATTCCTCTGTCCCTGCGGAATTTCCCTGCCGACCTGCGGTTTTACGATGCAGTCGATGGTGATCTCACCCTCATGCCATAAGATTTCACTGCACGGATTTCCAAAAATAAACCTTGCAGAATCGATGGCATTGCCGTCAAAAAACGGAAATTTCTGCTGTATGGCTTTTTTCAGGGCAGCGCAAGCCTCCCCGTCAGTAACCGGGTCATGCGGGAAGTACACATGAAACCTCGGCCTTGCAGACCTGCCGTCCTTTGGCTTCATGTTATTGCGGCTTGGAACAACTGCATACGCCACATCTTTCCCGATTTTTTCTTCTAAATCCTCTGGATGAACCCAGTCTGCGGGGTTGTCGGAATGGTCATTGTCGCAGTCCATCACATCCACATCGCAGGAGAGGAAATTATCCCCACTCCTGCGGCAGTTTTTGAATTCCGCACATACATGGTCAAACGCCATAACCTCCATGCAGTCATCCTCATTGTCAACGACACGCCTGTTTGGATAAATGCTGTTCTTTGCATTGCCCCTGCAGTTTGCCGTGTAAAATGTCATTTTCAAGATAATCCAACCTCCTCACAATTCTCTGTGAAATAGCGGACCGGCATATTCCTCTTTTCCGCTTTCCCAATCTCCGCTGCCATTCCCGCAGATATTCTGCTTCCGAATACCCATACCTGTTCGCACCTGCCTAAAAGCACCATATTCATAAACATTGCAAGGCTTCTTTCCGCAGCGACAGTGTCATCCATGAACTGCGGAAAAAGTAGGTGCGGGGCCAATGGAATACAGGCGTTCCTTACCGCAAAACGGCAGTAATGCCTTGCCTTTTCCAAGTTCCTTTCCGTATCCCCTGTAAAAGGGGAGCATATATATACAAGCGATCGGTACGCACGTTTCGCCGCTTTTTCTTCCTTCCTGATATTTGACAAAGCCTCATATGTGGTAGGGTCATGGTATCCCTCTCCATTACATTTCCTGATTCCCATAAGCTGAACCTCCATTCTGTTCTCTTTGGACTGTTTCTGCAGTCTTATAAAACGGGCAGTCCTTCCCGTTGAAATTGTTATCATTCAGGCAGTGGCACACACCATCGTGGTTTGCAAAACAGTCATGGTGCGCCCTGCACTCAGGCATCCTTTTTCCGTGCATCCGTCTTACCTCCCGAAATCAGATCTATATTCCTCTCCATCCTTTTGCGGAGAATTTCTGTCCTGTTAAACTGTGCTTTCCAGTGCTTTTTCATTGGGAAATCATCGGGAAATCCCTCTGCCTTTTCTTTGTACATATCACAGAGCGCCTGGTAGCCGTCAGCCATTTCACGTAATTCCGAAAGCAACTCCGTTTTCACTTCATCAGAACAATACCGGTTGATAAGTGGTGCTATTTTTCTCGCCACTGGCAGTTTGCAGGGAAAGAATGTTTCCACGACTAGCTCCATATATCCTGTTTCATACTCGATTCCTAATAGTTCCATAGCGCCACCTAATCTTTCTGGTAAAAAGAACAACTGTAACCATCCGCCCGGAGTTTCAGCCCTTCCGCCCAGGGCGGAGTCCTGCCCATCTGTTCACAGACCGCTTCCACGGACATCCGCTTATCCGCCTCAATGATGACCTCATCGTGGACGTGTGCCACAATCGCACAGTTCCGTAAAGTCTGCATGGCATAGCACAGAATATCACGGGCGGTTGCCTGCACAATATTTTCCACAAACTTGGGGCCATAGCTTTCCAGCCGTTCCCATTTTTTCGTACTGCCGACACCCATGTAGGTGACGGACTCTCCACCAAAACGGTTCTCACCGATCCTCGGCTTCACGTAAGCAAGCCGCCTGCCTGAAAAAAGAGTGATGAACAGCATCCCGCTCTGATAACTGAAGCGGATGCCGTGTGTTTCTGTTGGCATTCTCTTTTTGATGCATTCTTTTACGGCATGGTCAACATCCCACCAGAACTGCACAATGTTAGGATTTGCTGCACGCCAGCTGTCCACAAGCGGCTGCAGCTCTTCCTCCAGCATCCCGGCTTCCAATGCCCCCATCGCTTTTAATGCACCTATTGATCCGCCATATGAGCAACTCAAAACGGCTTGTTTGCCTTTCTGTCTCAGTTCCGCATTCTCACCATGTTTTTCCACTTTGCAGTGGAACATACGGGAGGCAGTTTCACAGTAAATGTCGCCGCCTTTTTCAAACACATCCGACACCCACTTTTCCCCAGAAAGCCATGCAACCACCCTCGCCTCGATTGCAGAAAAGTCAGCCACAATAAACTTCCGTCCTTCCTGCGGCACAAAAGCGGTGCGGATAAGCTGCGAGAGCGTATCGGGGATATCTTCATAAAGCATGGAAAGAACGTCATAATCACCGCATTTCACAAGCTCCCGTGCCTGTTCTAAATCTGGCATTGAATTTCTATAAAGATTTTGCAACTGGATAATTTTTCCACTGTAACGGCCGGTTCTGTTAGCGCCATAGAATTTAAACATCCCATGTGCACGGCTGTCTGCACACACGGCATTCTGCATTGCCTGGTACTTCTTTACCGAAGATTTGGCAAGCTGCTGCCGAAGAGTCAGAACGGTTTTTAATGGCTCCGGCGCATCCTTCAGAAGCACCGCCACCGCTTTTTTGTCCAGCGAATCCGTTTCCAGGCCGTTATCCGCAAGCCACTGCTTCATCTGCTGTACGGAATTTGGGTTTTCAAGCTCCGTCAGTTCTCTCATAGCAGCCGACAGCTCCGCTTTGGAACGTCCGTCCATAGCAATCGCCTGTCTGACCATATCCATGTCAACACCAATCCCACGGTCGTTTATCTCCTGGTCCTGGCGGTATTCCTCCCAGACAAAATCCGGCACGGGGAACTTTGCAAGCCTCTGCTGTATCTGCATTTCCGCCTCCACGTCACGGAGGTTGTATGTCTTAAACCTCTGCCATTTCTCCAAATCATGTTCTGGCAAGTTTCTAACTCTGCCGCCGTTTGCTTTGGTCGGTTTGCAGGGAACACAAAAATACCGTATGAGGTCTTTGCCTTCTATCAGTTTCTGTTTTTCCAGTCCAAGCACAGCACCCACATTTTCCAAAGACATGGGCAGCCCAAGCGTGGCCGCCCAGACCATAGAACAGTGCCATGATGACGGGTCAAGGTAACTCCCGGCAGGAAGCCCAAGAAACCTTGACAGGCAAATTCTTTCAAACTGTGCGTTATACGCCCATTTCATTACACTTTCATCTTCCAGCGCCGCTAAAATATCCGCAGGGATTTCCTCTCCGCAGGCAAGATCAACTATATGGACATCTCCGCCGTCCACGCTGTATCCAAACAGCAAAATCTCAAAGGCAGGGGATGAGACATATTTGTAAACTCCGCATTTGGATAAATTCACATCAGAGAATGTTTCCAAGTCCAGTGATAAAGTTTTCAATTCCACCAGCTCCTTTCACCGCCTTAAGGGCGGCAGGCAGAACGCCCGCCACCCCGTGGCTGTATTTTTCCGTTATGTTGTTAAGACAGGAAATCCTCATCATCCTCGTCTGCAAAGTCATCCTCTGCACGGGACTTTCCGCCCAAAGGCTCACCGTCACGGATCTTCTGCAGATTGTTCAGGCCGCAGGCGATTCCCTTATTGCCGTTGGAATTGAAAGCATAAAAGTTGATGCTCGCCCTGCCGTACACACCGCTGTAAACTTCCGAATGGTCAATGACCGGCTGCCTGTCTGCGTCCACAATGCCCGGAGCCGTGGAGCTGTTGGCATTGACGAAATAGGAATCCGCATAGGCTTCATCATCCGGGCGTTCCGTGTCGCCGTCACGGAGCGGGGTCTTAAGGACAGACAGTGCAGGAACACTTCTGCCGTTTCCCTTAAGTTTGGATTCTCCCTCACGGTATGCCGCCTCGATGGCCGCCTTAATCTTTGCAATGGTCTTTTTATCCGACTTCGGGATAATCAGTGACACGGAGAATTTCGGTGTCCCGCCATTTATTGATTTTGCTTCCCAGGCATTGCAGTAGCTCCAGCGGGTATCCGGTCCTGTGATCACCTTTGTTGGATTTGTAACATTATTTGACATATGGTTTTCCTCCTAATTTTCTTTGAAATCTTCAATCGCCGTGTTCATCGGCGGTCTCTTGTCTGACTCAGGCACAAGTGCGGGCTTGCCCTGGGGCTTTTCCACAAGTCCCTTTAAAATTTCCGCAAACTTCTTTTTACCGAGCAGCTTCTCCATAGCAGTGATACCAAGAAGTTTTGGCTCATACGGATCAAATCCTGCCTTCTTCACGGCATCTGCCACAGCGTCCTCATCGGTATATTTACGGTTGGAACGTCCTTCCACGATTTTAAATCCGTCATACTTCACACCGCTCAGAGCCTGCTGCAATGCAAACTCCTTCACATCCGCCGCCCATGCCGCCAGCTCATCTGCTTTTATAAGGATTGCTGCAATCTCATCATCTTCCAGCGTGGCGGGCATTTCAAAATCATACCTTGCAAGTTCCAGGTTATATTCTGCACGTTTCCTGCAGACCGCTTTTGCCTTACAGAAGCGACAGTGTTCGCCCGCTTGGAATTCACCCTCACCGTCATAAGCAAGTTTCGCTTTCGCCATAAGGTCGTTGTACGCCCACTGCAGAAGGTCATCCTTTGCCATGACGCACACGCTAACATTCTCCCTGCGCGGCTGGTAGATTGCCATGCGGACGGTATCAATATCGTAGATGCCATCGAACAGCTCCAGTGCACCCAGGGCATACAGCATCATCTGCGGATTTTCCACGGCAGAAACCTCCACGCCCTTGCCATGCTTGTAATCGATGATGTAGAGCGTCCCGTCTGCAATGATCACACAGTCGCCTGTGCCAAAACCGTCTTTTACAAAGCGTGAAAAGTCTAGTTTCTGTTCAATCAGTACGACGGGGTCTTTGCAGGTTTTCTTTGCTTCCTCCACCATCGAGAGGACATATTCCGCATAGCCGCAGGCACATTCTTCCATTTCCTCATCATAGAAATTAAGGCTTTCAGTTGGATCCGTAGTTTCCATGCCAAACGCCTGCTTTAATTTGTGTTCACACAGGCTGTGGGCGTCCGTACCCTGCTGTGCATATTCGCTGCCCGTATCCTCATAATTCTCGCACAGCCTTGCCGATGGCGGGCAGGCAAGCCAGCGGTGGCTTGAGGATGCAGATAATAAAGCGTGTTTTCCCATTTACAGCACCTCCGCATCCGCAAGCAGGGCAGGGTACTCTGACGGATCAATCTCCGACAGTTTATCCGCACCATGCTTATTCAGCAGCTCTTTTACCTCGGCCGTGTGTCCCGCACGGGATTTTTCTGCCAGCACCGCACGGACTTCCTCCAACGTCAGAGGTTTCTCTTCCGGCTCTGCCTTTACAGTCTTTTTTGCTGTATTTTTCTTTGCAGCGGCTTTCGTCCTGCTTTTTTCCCCCGATTCTTTTGTGGATGTCATTTCTGCAGATGCGTCATTCTCTGCCACTGCGTCCGCAACTGCCTGCAGGCTGTCGGCAAGGGAACGCAGATCCCCGGCCACATCAAGCAGTAACTTCACTTTTCCCATGTACATTCCCTCCTTCCTTTACTTCACTGATAGCCAGTTCCCTGACAGAATCCCTCGGCACAATCACCGTAAGCTGCTGTTTATCCCCCAGGAGGAAGCGTAAGAAACGCTCCCTCACGGAGATATGGCGGCAGCTCACAATCCCGCCAGTGGCCGGCTTCTTTGAAACACTGATCTTCAATGTGTGATCCATAATCCACCCCTTTCTGAAAGGCGTGTTAAAACTGCCTTCCATATCTACGGAGATTTTCGGGGCTTTTTGATGAGGTGTTTTTTAGAAATATTTCAAAAACTTTTTTCTTGCAGCTTTAACAGAATCGTAAACAGCACGATAATCGACCCCTTCTTTATCCGCAATCTCATGCATTGACATTCCCGATGCCAGCATCAGCATTCTTCTCTGTTGTACTTCTGACAGTCTGGCAAAGGTTCTATTGATATGGTTACTGCATTCTTCCTGTTCCATCAACCAATCAGGAGACTCCTCCGAATAAGGCATGAATTTATCCTTATCGCCATACGGCATAGCATCAAGTGAATAGCAGTGATACCTTTCCTTACGTGACAGGTTGTCCTCCCTGCGTCTTGAATCAATGATGACAGCACCAATGGATTCCTCCACCTCGACCTCTGATACCGTCCCGTCTGCAAACTCATATTTAATTTTCAT